TGGGCGCCTGGCCCACGTTGATAGTTTCGAGACTGACCATATTCTTAAGGCCTAAAAACTTGCTGGAATGTTGCGGAAACGGTGTACGCGCCGCCCCCGAGGGCTACGACCTGGTACTCCGAGGCGGTGTAGTACCCCTGCTGCCCGAGGGGCGGGGTCCAGAGAAACGACCGATATCCGGCGTGACGATCCAAGAACGCTGCGATAGGAGCGACGGTCGCCTCTTTCCCAACGAATTGCAGCGGCCAGGACTGCACCTTGTTGTTGATGCCATCTAACGCGGTCTGCGTGTAGCCGTCACCAAAGCCAGCCGTCAGGACACGAAACTTGACGGCGCCCTGGGCGTTAACGCGTGGACGCCAGGTAAAAACTTCCATTAACTGGTCCTCCCGTGGATGCTGTTCCACGACGCCCCGCCGGCTTTGAACGACCGGCTGATCTTCTGGTCAATGCGCGCGTCGATGTAGTGACCGATGTCTTGCCCGAACTGCTCCCAGCCGGGCGACGCATCAGAGCTAGATTGGCCGTCACCTTGGACATAGACATTCACCTCCACACGCCCTCCGGCAGAGGCGCTACCATCGCCAGAGTTACCTGCCGACAACGGTGTCACATAGCCACCACGCCCCCCGGTCATCAAGAAGGTGCGCCCCTCGGTGGTGTATAGCTCCGGCCCTTTCTCGTTCACTTCCCACATCTGGCCGGATCCAACAGAACCACCACCGGCCCTTCCGCCCATAACTCCAAGCGACTGCATGCTCCACGGGTTATCCGTGTTGGTGGTCGTCCAGTCACCTGGCGTGAAGAGGCTGGTGGCGAAGCTCGTAATCAGTCCGAAGAGCGGCGACATTGAGGCTTGAATCCCCATCTTTGCCATGGAGGCGGCGAAAGCGCGCCCCACCTCGGCGATGCTGACTTTCGTACCGGTTGCCCACGCGGCACCGGCATCCGTCAGGCCGTCGTAGAGGCTCGTGAAGGCGCTTTTGGCTTGACCCGCCATGTCCCGCGCCTTATCGGCGTAGTCCTGCCACGCAGCCATCGCCCCGTTCGTCCAATCTGCCTCGGCCGCCCGGATGCGCTGGGTCGCGTCCAGTTCCAACGCGATACGCTGATCTTGATATTTCTGGAGGGCGGCCAATTCTTGGTCATAGACCGACTGGCTAATGCGATTCTCACTGCGCGATCGGGACAGGTCATAGCGGCGGCGATCCGCGTCTTGATTGACTTGGTTGATGCGCCCCTGCTGCTCCCGTTGGGACGATCCCAGACCCACGGCAGCCACTTGACCGCGGATAGCTTGCTCGCGGGTGGCTAACGCCTCGGTAAGCGCGCTGCTATACGCCTGGACCTGCAGCACTTCTTGCCGGTCCAACTGCGCGACCGCATTGCCGTGGTCCTTCCTGGCCTGCTCGATGGCTGCGTTAACCCGGCGAAGCTCTCCTTCGTAACGCTCCCGCGCCTTAACACGCGCATCGCCGCTGGACAGTTCGACCTCCTTCTTCAGGATCGCCGCCTGATTGCCCAGCGCGTCTTGCCGGGCCTCCAACTCTTTATCTAGCGCATCGCGCGCCGAGATAATGCCCTGCTGTTGCTGGGCGCGGATCTCGGCCAGATGCCCACGTAGGGCTTCTTCCTCGTCCTTGTACTGCTGGCGCAAGGCTTCTACTTCGCCCCCCAGCGCCAGGCTACCGGCGCGCCCGGCCGCGCTCTGCCCGGCCTTCTCGTACTTTTCCGTCAACTCCTTTTTTCTGGCCGTTGCGACTTCCAGCGCCTGGTTGTACTTCTCGCTCCCTTGCTCCAGCCCCGCCACTGCCGCAGAGAACTGCGCATCCACAGCATTAATGTTGGCGTCGTATCTTTCTTTGTCGGTCTGGCTCTTACCGCCGCTGATAAAGGCGCTAACGCGTTCGTCGCGCGCTTTGGCGTCACGCTCTTCGGCTCCCCTCTGGCGGGCCTCAAACGCCTCCAGATCGCCCCCAGCGACCGCAGGCGTCATTCGACCGCGGATCTGTTGCAATTCCCGTTGCAGTTGGCGTACCCGGTTGCGCGCGCCCCGGTCGCCGCCCTCCGCAGCGGGCTTGAATCGATCGATCTCCGACTGCAAATAGGCCGAGCGGTTGGCATCCGATTGCGGCGTGTAGTCAAACGCGTTCGCCGGGTTCAGGAAACGCAAAGCCCCACCCGCCCCCGCCGCCGCCTGGCCCCAGAAGCCGGCCCCTTCCTTTTTGGCGCGCTGCATGGCCTCGGTCACGCCATTGACGCCGTCCGTCAGGATATTCAACTGCTCGGCGGCGAACTTGCCGAGGCCGGAATCGACCACCGTGCGGGAGAAGTCCGTCCAGGCACTGGAACTACGGGCCAGCGCGGCTTGTGCGGCGCTCGCCGCTTCTTCCACCGACCCCGCAAACTCTCGACGCAATTGGTCCGCGAACTTGGGCAGGAAGTCAGTAGACAGGACTTGCCCCTGCTCCAGCATCTTGCTCAGTTCGGAGGTGCTGACCCCCATCGCACGCGCTGCGATTTGAAACGCGCCCGGCAACCGTTCGCCGAGCTGGCCGCGCAACTCTTCGGCCTGGACCGTTCCCTTCGAAATCATCTGTTGGACTGCCAGCAGCGCGCCACTGGTTTCGTCCGCGCTCAAGTGCAGGACCGTCGAGGCCTCTGCAATAGCGGTAAAGATCTCACGCGACCGCTCGCCCTCAAGGGAGGTTCCGCGCGCTGCCGCCGCCAGGCCCACATAGCCTTTTGCAGTCTGGTCCAGACTGAGGCCCAGCCTGTTGGTCGTGCTGCGCAGGTATTCCATATCCTGAGAGGCACCCAACACGCTGCCGCCGTTGATGAACTTCAGACCCACGGTCAATTTGTCGACCTGCGCCTGAACCTCAACCAGACCGCGCGCGCCTCGCAGCGCTGCGGCCTCAATGCCGGCCAGCACGGGGACGCCGACGCCGATACCGACCAAGGCGACGCCCAGCGGGCTCATCCCGGCAGCCAACTCGCCGATCCGGTCGACGGCAGAGGCCGCCCCGCCGGAGATCCGGTCGAGTCCCGACCGAAACGCCGTAGCCTGTGTGCTTGCGCGCCGCATCGACTCTTCGGACGCAGCGATCTGGGCAATGAAGGGTGCCGCCTGATTCGTGACGCCCAGCTGCGCCGCCTGAAGGCGCAGCAGTTCAGACCGTGCCAGGCCGGAGGTACTGGCCTGTTGCGTCAAGGTGCGCATAAAGCGCGTAATCGCACGACTCGACGCTTCACTGCCGTTTTCCGTCGCTTCCGCGACTGCCTTCTGCGCGGCCTCGGTACGGCGACCTGCTGCCTCGTTTGACGCGGCCCATGCGTCCGCAGACCTGCCAGCGCGCGCCAGTTCCAGGATGTACCCTGATGCGTCCGCGCCAAGCCGGACGGTCGTTTCGTTCGCCATTACCTACCTCTTCAGTGCTTCCGCGACCTTGCGCTCCAACACCTTGTTGATCGCGTCAGCGGCTCGACCACGGGAGGCGTCGTATGCGGGATGGAAGAAGGGGTCCGCCGCCTGCCGGGACGAACCCCATTCCTTGAATCGCCAATAGAAGGCCTCCCGCGCGATGCCGACCAGGTAGGAAGCCCGCACACCACGCACGGAGTCGTCTTCGTCGTAAACAACGAAAACCGACTTTTTCAGCGTGCCGGCGGGATACTCCTTTCCAGCGCGCTTGTGAGCTTTTTTCCCGACAGGTGCGCGGGCGACAACGGCCTCATGCACTACCCGCGCGCCAGCCACCGAGGCCTGGCGTAATGCGCTTTCGGACGCTGCCGCTTCAAGCCGATGAAGAACGTCCTTCATCGCACTCGGATTGACCACTGTCATCGCCTTCGCCATGCGCTTCCCCGCTCGTCGGTGGCTCACCGAACAGACTGGCCGCAATCAGTTCAGACATCTTTTCCGGATCCTCTATCTGGATCATTCCCGTCGCGGCGTCCTGCTGCGCACGGCGGGTCGTATCGTTCCAAGGGAGGAAGAAAAGGTCGTCAAACGGTTGCGGATGCTGCTTCATGTCACGGTTTATGTTCGCCAACATCGACACCCCGGCCCCGGCCCGCCGATCTTCAATATGTGAACCGAAGGGCTCGATGTTGGCGAACGCCATGTACTCAGCGAACTCGGCGCTTGTCAGGCGCTGGAGGAGCTCACCGACGGGGACGCCGATTTGGAGCGAGAGCCGGAACGCGAACCGCCGCTCTGGGCGGCTCCGGAGTTTTTTTCGGCTTCCTCCAACGCTTGCGGCCCGATACCGTTCAGCCGGGCAGCTGCGCCGGCCAGGTTGTTCAGAATTCCGGCCGGCATCCGCCGCAAGTTGGCGATATCTTCCTCAGTGAAGACCAGTGCGCCCGCTTCGTCCACGGCAGTGGCGACAACGAGCCGCGCCTGAAACTCCGAAAGCGGCGCCCCCGGCTTCGTCGCCGACATGAACACGTCTCGACCTGCCGCCGTGATCTCGCCGATGCGCAATACGCGCTTTCCGACAGGTACATCCTCGTGGCGAGGTGCGTTTTGGGTGAAAAGTTCGTCCTTCGTCAGTAGCTTCATGATCAACCGCCGCTCACTACCGGGCCAGTGATGCGCAACGGCACACTGGACGTGGGAACCGCATCCACGCCACCCGAGAGCGGGTTTGCGCGCACGTAGGCGTCAAAAGTGCGGGTCTTGCCGTTGGGCAACGTCAGACGGAAATTGCGTCGAGAGTTCGCCGTGAATGACGCAGACAGGGCTAGTTGGCCCGGATCTTCGGCCGCGGTAGTGTCGTCGAATTTCTTGTTCAATTCGATGGTGAAGCTGCCGTACCGCGCGATACCGAGGATGATTTCTTCGGCAGTGCTGTCGAGGTCGGTGGTGTCGATCTCGTTGGCCTGACCATCAAAGCCGCTGAAGGACTTCAGGCCACCAATCTTTGTCCACTGTACCGCCGTCAGCGTGCCGCCACTGGTGTAAGCCGTCATCGCTACGGCATTGACGTTCGCCAGCGCCACAGTGTTGGCGGTGACATACTCAACCACCGCCTGGATGCCGTTAAGTTGTGTCGTGCCGCCGACGCTGGCGACCGTAACCACGTCGCCCGGCTTCAAGCCGTGCGCCGTAGCCGTGATCACTACCGGATTGCTCAGTTGCACCCCGGTAATGGTCTTGGCTGCGCCCGTGGTGCCCGAGATCTCCAGCTTGGAGCCTTGGGCGGAGATAGCAGTTTGTGCCATTCGAATACTCCGTAATGAAAAAAGCCGCCCGCAGGCGGCTCAGAAGATGAACAGGGGGAGTCAGTAATACAGACTGAAGTCCTGGGTTATGCGGGTCAGGTTTGTCTCTTCCTCTCGGCTGGAGGACCACTCACCGAGGGGCATGGCCTTCAACTGGGCATACATGGCTGCGCCAACTGCTTGAACAAGCGCTTCTGCCTCGTCCAGGTCTGCCGCGTAGATGTCGATGCGCAGCCGGCAGTTGCGGATACGATCAGGCCCGTCCACGTCGCCAATCGGCACGCCACCGGCCGCCGTATAGACGATCCACGCCGGCTCAGTGCCCAATGGGGCGACACCGGGAAATACCTTGTCAGCCACCAGGGAATTCAACGCCTGCGGGACAATTACGCTGATCAGGGCCATCTATGCCTTCCTTTTTCCTGCGGTTGCAACCAAGTCGACATACTCGTGCCCGGCGAGATCCGGCAAAACCGCCTCGACTTCATAGACGTGTCCCGCATAGACCAACCGCATTTCTGTGGTAATCCCCTTAAGCCATCGAATGCGAAAACTCGCTTGTAAGGGGGACATCTCCGCCCCGGAGGCGATGTGCTCCTTCCCATTGGCGACGCGGATATTTGCCCAAACAGTCGCGACCCGCTCCCATCCCACCACTCTCCCCTGGCCGGATGGGATTCGGAGAACCTCCGGGCGCTCGATGACGACCCGGCGGTTTAGACTTCCCGCACGCAGCATCGCGACCTCCTAGAATTGCTTTCTGTACCAGAGCAGACGCTCAACACCGAGCGCCACAGCGTTGGAGACGGCCCCGACGACAGCGGCCTCGCGGTTGCTGTACCAGTGGCCGACCAACAGCTTTACAGCCTGCTCGACGTCCTTGGTCAGCGCCATCTCACCGGCGTTGGCCGGAGTGTCCACAATCTTCCGGTCGCAATGTTGCTCCACGTGGGCAAGAGCGCCGTCGATGTAGTCCCGGATCAGCGCGTCTTCGGCAGTGTCGTCTGGGTCAAGTCGCAGGTGCAGCTTCACCGGGGCCAAGTCCATTACTGTGCTCCCGCACCATCCAGCAGCGCGGCCATTTGCTCCTTGGTCGCGCCTTCGGGGATGGCGATGTTCTGCTCGCCCAGCGCCTTCTTCAGCTGCGTCGGTGTCAAGCCGTCCGAGGCGCGCGGCGAAGGCTTGCCACCATCCAGTTCTTCAACCAAGCCCTTGCCGACTAGGGCATGGCCATACTCGGGATCCGCGCTGTCGAAAGTGTCGCCGGCACGAACGCGCCCATCACCCTTGCCCAGCTTCTTGGCATCGCCGCGAAAGCCCCACAGTGCTTTGATCTTCATGTTTTCTCCAGAGGTAGGGCGGGGTGCAGACCTAGCACCCCGCCGCGTGCCACCGCTTAGGCCGAGAAGCGGCCCTTGACGAAGGCGTAGTTGCGGCGCACTGCCAGGCCCAGGCGCTCTTCGACCAGCAGCGCGCGCTGGTTCTTGATGAAGTCGTCGTTGATCATGCCGACCTTGAACAAGAACGACATGCGGTCATAGATCGTGGCGCCGCGTTGGAAGTTACCCACCAGGAATTCGCCGCCCGTGTCGGTGCCGTTGCCTTCGTCCATGCTGTCGGACGTGATGACCGGGCGCCCCCACAGGATCGGAGTCACGAAGCCTTGCAGGTTGGCGAACAGGTAGCGGTTCTGCGAGTCCTTTTGCAGTTCGATGTCCATCCAATCCAACTCGGTCATGACCGTGGCATCGGCCGCCAGCTTCGCCTGCTTGCGCACCTGGTAGATGGCCCGGCGCACCGTGTCGATCGACGTGTCGCCGGACTTGGACAGCGCGGCGGTGAACGTGGTGGCCTGGGTCATGATGCCGGGCAGATTGTTGCCCGTGCCGTCGCCCTTAAGGATCTGCTCTTCTTCTTCCAGCTTCAGGTCGTAGCGCAGCAGCTGCTGGAGGTAGCCGAACAGCTGCGGCACGTCATCCAGGGCTTCGTCAGACACCGGAATCCAGACCGCGATCTTCTTTACCAGATCAGTCTTCTGTTCGAAGGTGACATTGCTTTGCGGCTTGGACGCACCTTCAGCAACCGGCGCAGCACCGCGAGTGTGCAGCAGTTCCTTGAAGTAGGTGTAGCTCTGACCGGTCACCGGCACCGAGGGGATCAGGTCGCGGATGCGCAGTTCCTGGCGCGGATTGGCTTGGATGGTCGGGTCAAACTGAGGCACCACCAGGCCTGCACTGGTGACCTTCGTCTCCTGCATGGCGGCCAGGTCGCCCTTGGAAACCTCGATCTCGGCGGCGGCCTTGCCGCTCTCGCGCAGGGCCTTGTATTCGCCGTGGTCTTTCACGAAGTCGATGAAGCCCTTTTTCTCGGGCTGGCGGCCGCGTAGCTGCACGCCCTTTTCTTCCATTTCCAGAACCTTGTCGACGATCTTTTGCAGTTCGCCCTTCTGGTTTTCAATGGCGGACTTGAGTTCAGCCGTGACGGACTCACCCTTCTGGATGGATTCCGACGCCTTGTCGTACTTCTGCTGGAGGCCGGTGAAGCCATCCTTTAGCTGCTTTTCCAGCGAATCACGCAGTTCTTTCACATCGGTCATTTCGACGCTCCAAATATGTCTTGAAAGGTTTGAGAGAGAGACTTCAGCTCGTCCACGATCTCCGTGGCCGCCGGCGCGCCGTCACGGCGGATGGCGGGAAAGCCGAGGGAGGCGACCGCAGCCGCCTCTTTTTGGGATAGGCCCATGCGATCACGCAGGGCTGATTCAAAAAGCCGGATATCCGACTTCACGCTGGTGATCTGCGCCTCTGGATTCATTCCGAAGGGCACAAGGGAGGCTTCCCATAGCTCCGCTTCCTTGATGACCCGGACGGTTCGGCCCGAGCGCTCCTCGTAGGCGGCAGTGATGGTGTTGAAGCCAATCGACATGGAGTCGAGCGGGCCTCCGTCGCGCATCAGTTCGTAGGCGTCTTTGGCGTAGCTGACGTTCAGATTCATGCGGCCTTTCAGGTGAAGGCCATGCGAATCTTGCGTGTACGCCGCCGTACCGACGAGTTTGCGCAGGTCATGAAAAAGGGCCAGTTTGAGCTGGCCCGATCGGGTGGTCTTCACTTTGACGAAGGCGCCGGGGAGGATGATGTCGTCGCCCAGGTCCACGTTGTTAAAGACGGAGGCGTATCCCTCGAAGTTGCCTTGGTCATCCACCGCCTTGACTTCAAACGGGCATTCAACTTTGCTGAGCATTTGTACTCATCTCCCACCGGGTAACCCGGTCGTATTCATCGCCGACAAGAGGCTCCATGTTTTCTTTGCGCCGGACCTCGTTGACAGACATCCAGCCCGAGCCATTGGAGCCACCCAAAGCAGCTTGGTAATACTGCGCACGCGCCGAGCTATCAGCGCGCAGCAGGCCTTCGACCACGAACTCCAGGAAAAGGCCCAGCTTAGAAAGCAACTTGTCGTTGATCTCGTCTTCGATGGCATCGATGTATGGCTTCAAGCCAAACGTCACGAAGGCGCTTTTCTGCTGCTCCAGATTCGATCCCATGATCGAGGTCTTGCTCGCGCGGTTGGCCAGCCACAGAGGCACGCCCCAGATGCCCGCCAGCGCTTCTTCCTGGAACTGCTGCGATTCGATGAACTGCGAATCCTTCTGGCTCAGGCCAGCCGGAACAAGCTTCGGTCCGCCCTGCAATATGGCAATCTTGCCGATATCGGCGGTGTCGCCCTGGCGCACATCGGGGAACTTTGCCAGCACCTGCGCCTGCTGCTCTTTTGTCAGAAACTGGTCGTAGATCACGTAGCCACCCGTGAACCCACCTTTGCGCATGAAGCGTGCGGACCAGTTCTGCCCGGCTTTCGCCAGGCCCATGGACTCTGCCTGATACTCGACCGGAGACAGGCCGCAGATCCCGTCCGCGCTGAACAGCTTGAAATGCAGCATGTTCTCCGGAGACACCGGGAACCTCTGGCCGTTCAGGGTGACCCAGTAGAGAAGCTCCGTAGTCTCGGTGTCGATCTCGACCCCATCCCAAGGCAGCGGCGTCAACCCGATCCATTCGCCCTGCGAGTTGCGCTCGATCAGGTTGTAGGAGTTGCCGACAAGCCCCATGTTCACGACCGCCGTTTTCAGGAACGTCAACCGCGTCATGTAGGGATTGGGTTTGCGCAGCAGCCGCAAGATGCGCCGTTCCTCCGCGCTGCTTCCCTTGGCCCTCTGTCCCGTCTTATCGACGTACAGAGGCGCCGGCAGGCCGCCCACCGACTCGCTGAGAATCTTGATGCAGGTCCAGATGATGGGAACGGTCACCGCCTTCTTGGGCGTGATTCGCTCGCCGGACTGCGTCTGCTTACCGACGACTGCCATATCCACTTCAACGAAATCACCCGTCTTCGGGTCGTTGTAGCCGAACATGCGCCAAGTGAGCGGGTTGTACCAACGCGTTTTAGCCATTAGCCGATCAGCCCAAAAAATCCGTTTTGAAGATAGTCATCCAGGTCCGCGGCCTCTTCCACCACGGCGTTCGCCGCCCCCAGCGCCATAGCGAGCGCCACGGCGGCATCGATCTTGTTGACCGACCGCAGCTTGGATAACCAGTGATTGCCCCATTTGTCCTCTTCCGCGACCGCGGACATCATTGCGGATACGAGAACCGGGCTCCTGCGTAGACGTATGCGCCCTTCTAGCAGAGCTTCTTCCAGCATTCGTACAGAGCCAGGCATCCACATACCCTCGGGCGGCGGCGTTCCATTTCGTTCGGCAGCCTTGACGGCAACCTCCAACGGCTTTCCCTTTTTCAGGCCGCCCTGCGGATGCTCCGCGAAGGTCACCGATAGGCCCAGCGCCTCCACATCCTCTTCAAATTTCTTGAAGGCGTAGCGGTCGTAGGCGACCAGCTCAATGATGTAGTCGCGGTCGTACTCCGCCACGGTTTGCGCAACGTGCCGATAGCTGATCGTCTGCCCCTGGGGCGCATGCAAATGCTCCTGGCGGATCCACACGCTGTAGGGCAGCTTGTCGCGCAGCTCGCGCGCCGCAACGGTGTCGCCGGGCGTCCAGGCTTCAATCCAGGCGTCGTATGTCGGCTTGCTGACGGTTCGCCGTTCCCCGTCCACCGTCACTTCCATGTCTACGGTGCCGGTTTTTACTACCGCCCCCAGGGCAGTGATGTCGCGATTTTGTGACAGGTCTAGGCCGAGGTATACGCGCTCCCCGTGATGCTCAGCAGGATCGAAGTCACAGAGCGCCGGTTCCAACGTCTCGCGGGTCATCCATGCTGTCTCGGCATCCGTCCATACGCAGAAGTGCAGCCGCTGGATGCCGTTCAGCGCCCCCGGCAGCGCTTTCGCCTGGGCAACCACGTCGGCCAGGTACTGCTCCGTGATCGTCACGCCCAAAAGCGGGTTAGCCTTGATCCAGCAGCTGGGGTCATTGAGCGGGTCATCGCCCTTGTCCAGGGCGCAGACGTAGCTGAATGTCCGATCATCGATCACGTCGCCCACGAAAGTCGGGTCGTTTACTGCTTCGGTATGGCCGGCCGCGACTTTGACAGCATGCTCATGCTCTTCCCAGCAGACCGACGTGCGGTCACA